TATCTGGACATTAGCCTTTACATCTACTCTGTATCTTGCGAATCTGTTTGGAGTATTGCCTTTCAGATTAAGAACCCCGCTTGCAAGAGGGAGAACGTTACCCGTGTTGCATGGGATAGAAACACTACTGAATGGGAAAGTGCCGTTGAGGGCAACTAACGCATCTGTCGTTGTTATATACTCTGCCATTGCAATACCTCCTTAGTTGAAGAACGAATTCCCGCCACATCCGCATCCGCATCCGCTGTTATTGCCACCGCATGTGAATATCGGAGTCTGTCCGTAGACAGGCATTGACGGAATAGGGCATGCTCTCATTTCTGCGAGGAGCTGATTTGCGGTTGTCGCATCGGACTGACGCAGAGCCGCAGTCTGAACATCCTGTGAAGCCTGTCCTCTAGCATAGAGAAGTTCCTGTCTGAGCTGGCTGATCTCATCGTTCTTTGCATCGATCTTGTCAGCGCAAAGCTGATCTTTTATGGACTGTACCCCCGAAGTAAGTGCAGTCAGAATATCCCTTGTGTTGTTGGCATCTGCAAATCTCGTTGCATTGCCCTCGTTCTGGATGATATTCTGTGTCTGACAGTTGGCGAGTCTGTTCTCACAGCAACAATCTGCAAACTGACTTCCGAGTGCGTTAAATCCCTGTAAAAGAGAAGTCTGGATGCCGAAGTTCTGGTTCATGCTTGCCATCTGTCGTCCATTTGCGGCGATTTCAGCCTGTGCGAAGCCATTAGCTACGCCAGCGTTTACTCCAGCAAAGCCGTTGCAAAGCTGTGTGCTGATGTCGCTGATTCCATCTCTGATGCTTGTGATGTTTGTGTTCATCATCTGATCACGGAATCCGTCAGAAGTGATCTCAGCTTGATTCATCCACGGATAAAGTGCCGCACCGTCAGCCGCAAAGCCTCCCATGCCGCCACCGTAACCGCCCCAGCCGTTGTTTCCCCAGCCGAGGAGCAGAAGAAGGATAATCCAAGCCCAGTCACCGCCGAAGCCGTTTCCGAAGCCACCGCCGTTGCCGTACATTGGCGATACTGGCATTACCATGCTGTCATCTGTAAGTGCCATATTATTTCTCCTTTCTGAGTTAAATGAACGCACGAGTGTGTATTCGTGCGTTTATCGTGTGTTTATGTCATCACCTATGCGCACTTGGTGCTGGCATCAAAATGTAGATTCTTGCACTGAAATTCGGAAAACGCTATGTTTTGGGTATATTTTTCAGTTTTCAGTGCAAAATACGAGCATTTTATTTTCCGAGCATCCGCATGATCTGCTGTGCTCTCTGAACAGCGGCGTTGTACTGGTTCTGTGTAATGCGTCCGCTGTTAAGCATCTGCTGTATCATTTGGTTCGGGTCGCCACCCTTGCGTTTTAATTCCGTAAGGTTCTTCATAAAAGCGTTTGGATCAAACTGATTTATGCTATTGAAAAGGTCACTTGCCATCGTTCTTACCTCCGTTACGCTTCTCTGTGTTGCGCTCAAATTTTGCCTTTAGAGCGTCAATTTCTTTCTGCATATCCGCTAACTCGTTATGTGTTACAAAGTCTGCCTGTGGCTGAATTTCAGCCGTTCTCGCGCCGTTGTCACGCACGGTATAGTCCAGTATTTTTATACTCGGCATACCACTTGCGTCAGCCGATTTGATATACACAACATTCGCCTCGGAGTCCCAAAGCGGCACACTTGTATTCGGTGCTACAGGGTAGCTCTTAGCCGCACCCTCGCCCTGTACCCAGATCAATGCGTTGGGCTGATTTGCTCCAACGCTTGTCTGTGTTGGATATGCGTTGGTCTGCGTTGGATAGTAGGTTGGCATCTGATAGTTCTGTGGGAAATAGTTGTAAGCCATTAGTACGCCTCCTTTGTCCAGTAATACTGCACTATTTCGTGCGAGCTGTCCCAAGCGTCAAACAGATTTCCGTCCTTGATACAAGCGACATGACCTCCAAAAAACAAGATATGCGTTCCTGTCGGGAACTCTTTGCAAAACTCCTCAACATCGTAGCAGTCTGGGCACGTATTGGATATTGCCTTTCTCGTAAAGCTGTTCTGCCTAAGTACAGAACCGATCACGCTATCGGAACTCGGCATGTCGCACATCTGCAAGCCGTTCATAGCCAGCATCAGATATGCTCCTTCCCACGATGTATCGAGTGCTTTTGATACTGCTCTTACTGCACAGTCGCCTACTTTGCGACCACAAGGATTTGGATTGTATTCGATGTACATTCTGGTCACCTCCTGTGTTAATTTTCGCAATAAAAAAGAGCCGAGAGTACGAACCCTCGGCGAAACTTCTAACGAAAGAAATATGCAATTTTAGTTACTTAGAAAACTCAAATGGGATTTAAGTAAATGAAATGAAACTTAAAAAAGAACTCAAAAAATAAAAAATGCCCCGCCGAAGCGGGGCGTAATAAGGAGAAAGAGGGGAATGAAAAGAAAACCCTCAGAGAGCGAGCTATAAGTGTTTGAATAGCTGTTCTTGTGTCTTGTAAACTATGTTCTGGATCTGTCGTACTGACATTCCATATTCTTCGCTCAATGGCTCAAAGCAGATACCGTCCAATAAATACCTTTTCAATATCTGACGATTGCGTTCTGAATGTCTGCGGAGTATCACCCATTCATCAATAGCGTGCTCTATCTCAGAGCGTGAGTATTTTGACAAGTCTTTCATAGAATCACCTTTGAGCGATTGCCCTTAACGACAATCCTTGTGCGTGTTCCTTTTACCCTCTTGCGATTCTTTTTAGTTCTCGTCTTTACTCTTACTCTCGCCATTGTTTATGACTCCGCTTGCACCAGCTCCCATAAAGTTAGCATTGCTACCGTCTTGGCTGTCTACCGTTACTTCTTGATAGTCGTACAGATTCCATTCGTAAAGCCAGATGGCATTACTTGCGAATAGAAGCAGTATCGTTATGCCAATAAGGACTATCAACCTCTTTATGGTTCGTTCAAATCTCGCTACTGTGCCCTCATAGACAATAAAAGGCACACTGTTATCAGCATTAGCATTGCGTTCGGGAATGTCCATGATACCCCTCCTATCTTTGTATCAAGAAATCCTGTACTTTCTGTTCCTGTTCAGCCATCTTGCCTGTGGAATTGTTAGTCCGTAGATGCTCAAGTATTGCAAGGTCATCTTGAAGTAAAAGTGAGATGGCTTTGTACATGAACTGATTGCTCGCCTCCAAGTCCTTGATTCGCTTGTTGTCGCTGTCAAGCTTCCTGTCAACAGACTCGAACTGATCTCTAAGCATTTCCGTAATGGCTTCTTTTAATTCTTTCTTCAACTGTTTAACTCCGAGGTATAAGCCTCCTATGAATACAACGAATGCGGCAATCTCACCCAAAGTGACGTTCTGTACAAATTCAGCCATAGCAGACACCTACTTTCCTGTGTAGCGAATAGCTACTTCGATCTTCCACTTGGAATACGATTTAACGCCATACTTAACGGACTGTTTTCTGCCCGATGTGCAGTCAGCGATTTTGCCGTTTCCGATGTAAATTGCAGTATGAACATAATCGCTACCATTGAAGTAAGCAACGATATCGCCCTTTTGCAATTTGCTTGTAGGAATCCCGTTTTTATCTGTAATAACTTCTACATCTTTCAGACCCGTGCGTTCTCTGACTATTTTTACTGCTTCTGATGCAGAAACCCTCAACAGTTTCTCATACAGCTGGTCAGTAATCACTTGAAATGAGCACTTGCAACCTGTTACAACATGCCAGCAATGAAAAGCAAAGTCGATACAATTACCACCGCTCCCCTCGCTTTTTATTGGAGCGCAGAAGCCACATTCTTTGGCATAAGATTTGTCGTACTTGATGTACTCGTACTTTCCGCTATCGGCAATTTCTTTCGCTACAGAGCATATCCTGTCTTGAGGAGTTTCTTTCTGTTCTGTCTGCCAATATGCTGTATAGCACTTGTCCATATCAACATTGCCTTTTATGCCGTCAACCTTACCGCTGGAAGTGTATTGCCACATACCCATTTTGTCGGCTGGCTTGTAGTCCATCGTATCGTTATACTGCGCTATCCAGAACGGATTTGACGAGTAATTCTTAGCTGTGTCGGCAAGGTAATTATTCCACCAATTTAGGTTTGCATAAACACCGCCTCTGCCTCCGAGTGCTTTCATCTTAACAATGAATGCCTGTGCTACCACATTGGCGTATTTCTCTAAGCCCTTTGCCTCAAGGTCAATATACAAAGGCATATCTGGCGAATAAGGCTTGCAAGCATTGTAGAGCTTTGTAGCCTCTGCTTCTGCCTCAGCTATATTTTTGGCTCTTGAAAAGATATACGAACCGATGTGCAGTCCAGCCGCCTTAGCGTTCTTCATATTCTCATCAAAGCGTTTGTCGAGAACATTGCCGTCTCCGTATCTGATGATTGCTCCTACCACTCCGTCAGACTTGACCTTCTTCCAATCTATCTGTCCTTGCCAATCAGAGACATCTATGACTTTGTAGAAGTCCTCGCTGGGCGTGGGGTACACCGCCTTGTCGTGTTCATTCAGATATTCTTGCCAAGCCCGCATCGAATTAGCACCAAACACTCCGTCAGATGCCACGCTTATCTTTTTCTGCCATGCCTTGACAGTCTTTTCACCAAGAACACCATCCTGTGTTGTGCCTACCCATTTCTGGAGCTTCTTCACACAAGCAGAGCCTCCCTTGCCGTACTCCACAGCTTTAAGCGATGGATAGTACTTGCTCTGTTCTTTGCTCTGACCACTCAGCACTCCGTCCATAGGAGTACCAAAGAATCTCTGCATTGCTCGTACTGTGCAAGCACCGCCTACTCCGTCTATAGTCAGCTTTGGAGCTGGCGTAATAACGTTCTTTACCTCTGGATTGATGATGCATCCTCTGAACTTGTAGTAGCTGTTCTGTCCCCAACGTCCATTTGAATTGTCTCTGCGAACTGTCTTGAACGCCCATGAAGCCCAGCCGCTTTCACTCGTCAGAATCGTGCCGTCATCATAGACTCTTTCAACAACGGCTACGTGTCCAGCTCCGTCCCTACCGCTGAGAGACGCACCCTTCTGCCACACCATAATGCCACCGATTACAGGAGTCTTGGATATCTTCAATCCCTGTCTTTTGGCTGACTCGATGAAGTTTTCAGCATTGCAAGTAAGCTGAACGTGGAATGACTTCACGATGCCTTTGAGATCTGGGTCATTCCAGACCTCGTTATATCTGCCGTTGGCATACCCGACACAGTTGTCGAGTACATTTGCATACGGCTGTGTAGGAGAACCAGCTACAGCACCGTTCAGACCGCCTGTTACCTTGCGGATATAGTACTTGTTATTCCTCGGACAACTCGTTCTGATTTTCATCTTCTACTACCTCACTTTCGGTATAGTCCCCGTCCATCATTTCGAGGAACGAATCAGTATTGAATGTGTTCTGTGTGCTCGGCAGTTTTAAGTGCTGGTGAAACGTCTGATGCAGTCCTACCGCCGCAAGACCAGACACCATGCCTTTTACAACGCCCTCATAATCGAAGCCAAATAAAATGAGCCCCGAAAGGGCTCCTATGATCAGCAGTACTGTTGGTATCCACTTGTCATCCGTGGGTAGCCACTTTTTCATGACATACCCGATGCATAAGCACGCCGCTGTTATTACTGGCATTATCATGCCATCTATGTATTCAATGTTCATTTTAGCCCTCGCTTTCTATTTATTGTATTCTTACTGCTCTTAACGCATTGTATTGATTTGCTGAACCAGCGGGATAATTCAACGCTCCGCCCGAAGTTTGGATTACATTGAGATAGATTGTCGTTGTTGATGAAAATTTAAATATCTTTACTTGGTGAAGTTGTGTGAAAGTTCCATTAACGGCGTTCATCACTATCTCGTATGCGCCATTTCCACTTTCGGCAGCAATATTCATAATTCTTAACCCTGTAGCGTTTGCTCCTGCCCTCGTCAGTCCCGTTACAACCCAAACACCAGCCTCTAACGAAAGACTGCATAGAGCCGTAGATGTGCTATTCGCTACGCTCTTTGCGGAAGATAGCCACGTCTCTTTTATAGTGCCTATAGCCGATGAGTTCCCGTGGCTTCTATAGCCGTTTACTGAACTGACATCTCCGTATGACACAATTCCGTCGCCAGCATAAATATAAGAATCCGAATCCACAGACCCCGATTTACTTATTGTCAGAACATTAGAGCGACTTGAGGAACTGCTCCCATTTCCGACTATAAGTATTGCATTGCTGTCAGCCGCGTTGTACTTTCCAAGAGCTAATTGATTATCGCTATTTGCAATCGTGCCAGTTCCCATTACAACACTTGAACCGCCACCCGATTCAGCCGTATCAACACCCATTCTGTAAAACGGCATTTGGACTGTGGTTGAATATCCGAAATACACTCGTTTCCCATCAAAAGTTCTCCAATCAGACGGTAACGATGGGTGTGCCGCTTTTGAAGTTACAACATTTGGAGAACTGTACTGGGTATATGTTGTACCGCTCCCTGTGCCTTTGGTAAAGGTTTCTGTTATTATATTATACTTTGAAGTAGGCAGCCCAGCCCCCGCAGTCCTCTTGCCAAAATACTCTGTTTTAATTTGAAATGTTGTGCCAGTTGAAATACCGCTCCATATCGAAGCCGTTTTTGATAGAGTAGACAGAGTGTATGCTACAGCCGTGTCTGAAACATAGCCCGAACCAGCATTATCAATTCTGATATATGTCCACGTTGTTTTTGTTCCACCTTTTTCGGTAATTGAGAAATATTCATTTCCGCTTGATGATATACCAGCAATAGCGTCTTGCATTATTTCCAAGTGCGAACTATCTTCTTGACCAACTCTTGCAATTGCACCATAACTTGCTACCGAGGCACCGCCCTTGATGATATTGGAACCACTTGAATTTATCTGTATATAATTCGACGAATCGTTAAGGCTATGAACTTTTATGCCGTCAGATGCGCTAACGTATGTAACATAATTATCAGCGTGCTTTCTTGCTTCATTAGCTTTCTCAGTCGCATCATCTGCGGCGGTGCTAATAGCTGAATCCTTTGCATTATCTACCACGTCTTTGCCGACTATCAGCGTGCCATCGACTTGAACTTTGTCAGCTTGAATCTTCACGCTCTCTGCGCTCTGATTGATACGAGATATAACTTCATCATTGCCGACTTTTCTTGACACTTCTGATGTGATGCCATCAGCCGTTATTTGGAGTTCGGCAAATCTGTTCTCGACTTTATTGTCGTCAAATAATGTTACGCTTTCTTCTAACTGCATTTGCTTTCTCCTCTGCTGTTAGTTTTATTGGCTTCACCTAATTAACTAAATTCCTATTTAGTACGCTATATATGAAAATGTGAATCTCAAATCTACATTCGCCGTAGGTGCCGCACCTAAACGCAAACCACCACCCGAAGTAAGTATCATATCGTAATAACTGTTTGCCGCATTGTTGTTCGTTGCTCTAACGCCCATATTACCCGAAACAGCCGTAGGCAAATCAGATACAAGCACGGTGGATGCGGCTGTCCCAGAGGGGACTGTAACCGACCCAGTTACTACCACGATTTTCCCCGCTTGTATGTATGTGCAAGTACCACCGATGCTTGCACCTGTATTTATAGTTGCCGTGTGTTTGGTGCTTAACGCATCTACCTCTGCCCTTGTAGGCGTTTGCAACAATGCGCCCCAAGTACCCCCATACAAAACCATTGTGTAGACAAAAACATTTGTAGAATGGCGGTAAGCCATAAACTGTACAGCACCATAATTTGCATCTGCTCGATATGCTATAAAAGATGCTACGCTACCGCCTTTTAACAAGCCAACGTGGACGGTGTTATTACCCCAAGACGCATAGGCGTCTTTAAATGCCGTTTGTGCGGTTGTTGCGTTCCACGCACCGCTTGTTGCTATGGTTTCTCCCATACCCGTGGTAGCCATTACATCTGATAAAAGTTGTTTATAACTGGCATTATCACTACCCACTACCCTTATAAAATCGCTTGTTGTAAGTGTTGCTTTGCTTGGTAAATTTCTTTCTTTTGCCATTATGCTACCTCCACATAGCCGATTAATGATTCATCGTTTTGGTCAAGCAGAATGTCGCCATTGTCGTCAGTTAATGCCTCTTCTGCTCTCTTGGTGAACACACAAATAATTGATTGCCCATAGGTCATATCGCTCTTTTGTATGGTAATGCTTTTGCCGTATGTAGATGTCCCCGCACCGCGAACGGAAACATCGCCGTTTGGCAATCTGTAAAACCATTCAAAATCGCCATTGAAGTAAGTATCAGTTACATCAACACCAGCCAGCACCACGGTCACCGTCAGCGTTACCGCAGTATCAGAAAATGTTGTCCGTATATTCAAGCCCTCGTGGAACTTGCCGTCTATCTCAAGTTTCGAATAAACGGAACTTGCTTCGGCTTTTAACGCGATCGCCTGTGCTTGCTGGTTGATAGTTGTTTCTGCTGTTGTCAGCCTTGTCGTTGCAAGATCAAGGTCTGCTTGTGATGCCTTTAGTTCGATAGCATCACGGTTTTGAGAAATCTGTGTCTCTGCTACCGACAGTCTATCGCTGATGTTGTCGAGATCGCTGTCAGATATTTGAATCCACGCATATCTCGCTTCTGCGAAGCCACCTATGAGGTCGAATCCGTCATCGTCCTGTAAGTTCTCGCCGTTCTCGTCTTGTAGTGCTTCTTCTGTACTCAATGACCATCGGTAACTCTTGCCCGAATCTGTGTCATAGTAAACATCACGCAGATGTTGTCTTTTCAGATTATCCGTAGTCCAATCAACGGCTGGCTCGTTTTCCGTGGTCGGTATGCCAGCGAAAAAGTACGTTCCTATGGCTTCAATCGCATCCAGAATATTTTGCCCTGTTGACAGGATAAATTCATCTGCTTTGATTTGTAATTTTGATCCGTTCCATTTGAGGTAGTTGTTCTCACCCGCATCAGCATAAGCAAATGTGCCGTTCCTCAAATTTATC